GAAGATTTTGGTGTTTCCCAGTCACGATCGTGGTTTCAATTGAACTGGCCGATGACCGAGTGATAATGTCATATAGGAATCCACCTACCGCGGCATCGTTGTCACCAGTGATACTCTGGATATCTCCTGCAGCCCCTCCGGTGTTTCCAATTAGCTTACTCGACAGGTTTGGAATATTATCGGTCAATCTTGCGACATTTGGAACGAACTGAGCCACACCAAAATCTTCCAACTGATCAACATCTTTTGTCAGAGACTCGATACCACCAAGCACTTGGCCGACCCTCTGTCCGAGGATGGTTTTTTGGGTTGCAACATATTTGTCAATCGCAGCAGAAGTTGACGATTGTACGTTTGAAAAGTCGGTGTTTCCGATGATACTAGAAAGAATGGACGATAGTTCGTTTGCGTTAATCACTGTCATTTGTTAAACCTTGCATACACGTCACGAGCATATTGTACTCTCTTAGAGTGGTGTGGTGTTGATGGGCGTTCGTATTTCTGTTCGAATGCTGTCACAGCGGCTTCGATTGTACTTGAAGATTTGAGTGCACCGAGGCCAAGATACGGATACTTGCGGAGTTCGTATATGATGAATCGTAACTGGACGTCGAGATCAGTCCAAGGCTTACCAAGCTCTTGGGCAAAATTCTTCAATTGACCAAGCCGGTTGCCGGCAGCAGCTGCAGCATTCCACTGAGCGATACCAAATGACTGTTCAGATCCGGCGGCCTTGATAGTTGTCGACAGACTTTTTCCAGATTCGACCATAAGATTACCGACGATGCCAGCCGATTGCATTGGTGTGAATCCATTGGCCAAGAAGAAATTGTACGCAGTTTCTACATTTGTTGCACCAGCTGCTGCCGGGTTTGCCGGCTGAATAGTTCCGTGAGTACCAGTGCTGCCAGTACCAGTTCCGTATGCTCTGTTTGGACCATAATTGTCTCTCAAACCAGTTTGAGTTCCAGACGCATATTCCATCGATGAAAGAATAGACGTAATGAACGGAAGTTGTGAGCTCTCTCCATCAAAGAAAAATCCCACGACGTTGGCACCTGGCTGAAGTTGTGTGGTTTCAATCATACCCGAAACACCACCTTGTGTAGCAGGTACTGCAACCTGAGCCCACGGGAGATCGTCGGTGGAAATGTCTTCCTGATTTTCGGAATGAATTCCAACGATTCGTACTCTAACTCGGCCGAGTTGCATTGGATCATTATTGTCTTCAACGACACCAATGAACCATCGTGTCTTATCTCCATAGAAGTTATTCATTCTTTTCACCCAATTTGACGCACGACATAGAAACCGTATAGCGCTCTGGTCTAATTATATGCCGTAGAGAATAGATCACGTAATTGCCTGTACGCTTTGGATCAAGAGCATCTTGTCCGTCGTCATCCAAGATAGCCGGATCATTTTTGAGAAACTGAAGGCTGACTTGCTTGCCGATAGTAATGTCATCACCTCGGCCCATGAAATCAAAGCCGGGCATCGTAATCTCCAACGGAGACTTTAGAAGGTAATGACGAAGAGCATATGAATATGCCCGGAGTTTCTGCTGATCGATATTTTCTGTTTCGTAATAATTGGCGTAGTCGGTAAACGTGTTTGATGTCACGATTTGCTTGATCGGTGCAGTATTGTACTCATCAATTCTCTTTCCGTTGATCGTGAACTTGTCGTCGTAAATGGGTTGTACTTGATCACGGGATAGAATGCCTCGGTTTTTCAACTGCTCGATAACGTCTTTCATCGCTACGACGATCGACTGATCAGCCGTAGACTCGGTGTTGAGTGTATCGATAAATTGATGATTCGAATTAAGCACGCCCTCAGCTGCCATCTTGAACATGTTTTCGGAATTGGCCAGCTTATATGTCTCAATAACTCGAGCTTGTTCTGGAATTGGTTTGAAAACCGATTGGTTGACATAAGCTTGGCCAAAGACATATGGACGATCTTCGTTGATGGGCTTATCCAACAGCATACGATCAAGATCTTTTAGAAAGAGATTGGGTCCGTTGAACGTGGCATACAGAAAGAACGGTGATCCAATTTCCGTGATCATGCGATTACGGACCCAAGTTGCGGCCTGAATTGGTGTGATTGATGGAACAATCACTTTCATTTCCGGTGAAGCAGATTCGCTGAAATCATCTGGCACATCTACACGACGAGATGTACCATCAAACATGATTTGAGAAATGATGTTCTCGGGCTTTCCATTATACGCCTTAGACATTGTTACTAGTCGAGACGCGTATGCGTGCTCTTCAATTATGTTGAGAGATATAGCCTCAGACACGTCATTGACTGGTGATACACCGCCAACATCAGTCACGACAAACACTTTCGTTTTGACCAGTGACCTTTCGTCGCCATTGATCTTTAGAGAAATCGTGATTTTCTCCGTTCCCAAAAATCCAATGCGATTGAGAAGATTTGATGAATCGGCGATCATGATCGAACCAAGCAAATATGGCTTATCCAAATGCTCGTAAATGTTGATCTCTGTCACGTTACGTACAAGCTCGTATTCTTCTTCAAAACGATCAGAAGTTACGAGTACACTGACGATCTTAATGTCGTGCGGAGATGATGTAAACAAATCACCCATTAAAAACTAGCCATGCTTTGCTGAAACTTCTCAAAGACAGCGCCAATAGAATTCGGTTTGATTACGACAATGTCTTTCAAGGAGTCATTCTCTCTAACATATCGATCGTAGTATGATATTGCATTATACGATGCAGGAGGTGATGCGTAAGGATTGACATCAACCGGCAGACCATCAGAGTCTTCGTATTGCCATGTTGCTTCGTACTGGTCAACCGATCCGACCAATGTTGCCGAATTCAGTACGCCATTTTCTGTTGTCGTAATGTCTTCGTTCGAGATGAAGTCTTTGATTCCTCTAACAATCAACTGACCATAATCCAATCGGCGGTCGATGATTGTTCCTGTAGCGCCGGAAGATTGTCCTGCCACAACCGATCCGACATTGAAAATACTGGTCAGATCATCTCGAGTGGTTAAAACCGTGTTCGCTCGTTCACTTTGCACTGTTTGTAGGATGGAATAATTGTCCAGAGGCCAACCTCTTTCTCTGAGCTTATTATTCATCAAGAAAAACGTCCAGTAGTATTTCGTCGATCCATAGAGCTTGAACGAAAGAGTGTCAGGTCGGTCACCGTCCATGATGGTATACTTCTGATAGAACGCAACGTTATCACGGACCGTATCAACCAGATCTGAGTATTGCAACAGGTTCTGATGCAGAGCGTATTCGTTCGATTTGCCGAATTTGTACGGGACGAATTTGAAGTTCCTGAAGTAAGTCATTAATAGCCTCCCTCTGCAACAAGCTGCTTGGTAAGTGTACGCGATTCTCTGAAGTTCATCGTTACTTCGACTTCGGTAAAGTTTCCGTCATCGTAGAAACCTGCACCAGTTGCGTTGTAGTTTGTCGACATTGAGACGAGGTGACACGGGAGAATTTTGTGGATAACGTCAGTATCGCGGTGTTTGAATTTGATGTCGAATGTGTTGGGGAACCTGTAGCCAATTGGAATAGACTGACCACCGCCAACATCAATACGAACACTATCTTCGGGATAGAGTTCTGTACGGAAGAATTTGATGATCTTCTTACTCATCTCAGCTTCTTCTTTAGAGGAAGGAACCAACCGGAACGTGAATGCGAATTCACGAGTCATAACCTCTTTGAATAGCTGGCGTGTGTTTGGGTTGGTTGCAACTCTCAGTGCTGAACGAACACCATCACCAAACGTATCACCCGGAACACGATAAGCAGCTTTCGAAATTGCATATCGTGCAGCATCTGGTGAAAGGGATTTGTTGAAGATATCGGTGATAGATGATGCCTGATCTTGCACAGATCTTGTTACGGCCGATGATAGTGTTGAACCGTTTTGAATCGCCGTTTCGGCTGATCCGCCGAGTCGACCAAGATCTACTCGATCATACAAAACACCGTCTTGAAATTGTAGACCCTTTGGCATGTAGAATGTTGCACGCTGACCAAGAGAAACCGTTGTGTTAGACACCGTGGAACGAAGAGATCCAGAGTTGACCACGTTTGTGTTTTCGACTCCGTTCTCAGCTACACTCGCTGCAGCCTCTGCAGCAACTTCGGTTACGTCAACATTGCCATGAGTGAAGATGTTTACATCAGGCGGCTGCTCAATGCGAACTTGAAAGATCACTTTGCCCTGATAGAAGTCTTGGTCGTCGACTGGGAATTGAAGTCTTTCGGCCATGTTTCGTCCTTATAAATAGTTCCAAAATATTTATAAGGAATGTTGTGGCTTATTCAGGGCGTTATACAATAAAAAACCCAGAGAAGTACGCTGGAGATCACAAAAACGTAATCTACCGGTCTCTCTGGGAGAAGTACTGTTTCAAATGGGCTGACACTAACAAAGACATAAAATCGTGGTCAAGCGAAGAAGTGGTGGTGCCTTATGTGTTTGATGGTGATGATCGTTGGCATCGATATTTCGTCGACATGAAAATCACGTTCAAGAATGGTAAGACTATTCTGGTCGAAATCAAACCGCACAAAGAAACAAAAAAGCCGGCCTATCCAGGCCGGCGTACAAAGAGATTTTTGAATGAGTCTATGACTTATGTTAAGAATCAAAACAAGTGGAAAGCCGCAGAAAAATATGCCAAGAAGAGAGGATGGCAATTTGTCATCTGGACTGAGCATGAGTTAGAGAAAATGGGACTCATGCCGAAAGCTCGAAAGAAGCTCAAGCCTTTTCCGAAGAAGAAGAAAGCTTGACAGCAACCAGCTCGTTTGCTTCTTCGTCAAGTTTGTAAGTATGTGTCCCAGACCACCGATCAAGAATGCGATCCAACATGCGCTCCATATGATTGAACATATCGCGTTGTACTTTGTTCATCTTCTTTTTGTCCATGTGGTCAACGATCGTGCCAAGAAGCCAAATCTCTTCTTGAATCGCTTGTGCTAGATCTTGACGAGCATCAGATTTTGGTTCATCTGACTCTTGAGCCGGCCAGGTAGGCTCTTTCAATACTACCTCTTCACTCATCGTAAAATTCCTTCACCTTGAGATATTCTTGATGACTTTTTGTGAGAATGCGATTGACACCAAAAATCAAATATGAGATCACGGCGAAGATCGGCAAAAGTATGATGATGGTGCCAAGCGATGTCGAGGTAATCACCCAAATGAACATAGCCAAGGCCAAGAGGCCAGCGAGGCCGGACGCAAACGCGATGATTTGCATCGACTTCAGCTTTTGCTTAGTCAGTGCCAAAACTCTTTCGAGCGGTTCTTGTGTCATTTCCTATTCCTCTCTATTTTTAGAATTTCTTTGGCTTGGGCTGGCGTGACGTAAAATCTTCGAGCGTCACATCTACCACATGTCGTGTAATAACCAATCCTCCAATCGTTCCACGAGTATCGATCGGCGTTGGCGTATCCAGCGTAATTGTTGTTCTCTGAATTGAAGTAGTCATAAGGATGCTCGAATCTATGACCAAAGATCGAACACAACAGCCGGCGGAAGGGAGTATTCTTGTGTTCATTCGGCGAATTTGGATTTATTGATGTGATGAACTCGTTCATGCTACCTCTGTCTCAAAATACAAAATTCGATAACTGATGCCGGCCAACTCAGCTGTCTTGGCTGCGTATGATTCAACCTCTTCCGGCGTGATGCCGTTCTTCTTCGTCCAGTTGAATTCGCGGATGCCCTCAAATCTCCCTGGCGAAGAAAAGATAACGATCCATTTCTTCATAGCTTTTCCCTCAATCGTAAAGAGGCATCTGAATGTCATCAGCCTCTTTCAGAGAGTAGATGAAACCGATCATCACCGGAAAGAAAATAGTCGAAGCGACTACGATAAGAAAACTCATTTGATGTTACTCCTCAGACATGCTGTCGTATGCGGGTTTGAAAACGAAGATCCCCACGAAGGTGGCAATAGCGACGATGATTGCTCCAGTGATCATGTTGTGCTCCTTTTCCTAATATTAGTATATCACATAGAAATAGCCATGTACACCATTTTTTGATATAAATATCATTATGACTGGACTCGTATCAAAACTCAAAAAAGAAGCTTTCATAGCCGGCATCACTCCAAAGACCAAAGAGTCGATGAAGTGGTTTCGTCAGCGTGCTCACGATATTCGTCGTGTGAAGCGAAACGATCTGATGAAATCGGAAGATGTCGATCTCCGTAATCGGACGGCTGTCGGTCGAATGTACTTCTGGTTCTACGATCCTAAGCACAAAAAGACGTTGCCGTATTACGACTCGTTTCCTCTTGGCATTATCATTGGACCAGCGAAGGGTGGCTTTCACGCTCTCAATCTACACTATCTACCACCGCTTATTCGAGCAGAGTTTCTCGATAATCTGATGGATCTTACAACAAACAAGAAATTCGACGACAACACACGATTCAAAGCTACGTACGAAATGCTCAATGGCGTAACACGCTATAAAGCGTTCAAGCCGTGTTTCAAGCACTATCTTACTAAGCATGTCCGCTCTCGGTTTGCACTTATTCCATCGTCAGATTGGGAGGTAGCAACCTTTCTGCCAGCGGCGGATTGGCAAAAGACTGGAGCACGTAACGTTTATCGTGACGCAAGAAAGGCACTCAAATGAGTTACAGTATCGAGCAGCTCAAGGGTGAAATTTCTCGAACCGGCGGGTTTGCAGTAGCAAACCAGTATCGAGTCGTTTTACCAGTCATCCCAGAAATTTATACGTCGGTGTTGAATCAGCCCACCCCACGGAGTCTGAACATTCTCTGTAAGAACGTGACGATGCCCGGTAGATTGCTCAGTACGATCGATAGAGAAATTGGTGTAGTAAACCAAAAGATCGCTTATGGTTTCATCAATGACGAAATCACGATGACTTTCACCGGTATGAACAACTACGGTGTTCGTCGCTATCTTGAAGACTGGCAAGACTACATCATGAATCCCGACACTCACGTTGTGAGATACAAGAATGAATACGCTCGAAAGATCATAATACAGCAAGTGAACAAGAAGGGATTCGTCACTTACTCAATAGAACTCGATAAAGCATTCCCAATGCAAATTGCAGCAGTCGAATTTTCGAATGACAATTCGCAACCAGTAGATATTGCTGCAACATTTTCGTACACCAAATGGAGACGTGTGGAGCAGAATAGTCTGCTGCCAGTTACACTATAAGGATTACCATGCTACCTAAGATCAATGACTCTATCAAATATGACGTGAAAATTCCTTCGACCGGGAAAAGGGTTCAGTTTAGACCGTACCGCGTCAAAGAAGAAAAGCAGCTGCTCTTGGCTGTCGAATCACAAGACATCAACCTCATGCTAAGAACAGTCGTAGATACGATTGAAGCATGTGTTTACGATAAACTCGATATCCCATCTCTCACAATATTTGATGTGGAATACCTCCTTCTGAAAATCAGATCAAAATCAGTCGGGGAAAAATCACACCTACATGTGAAGTGTGAGTTTCCCCCCCCTGATCGTGACTGGGAAAC